GTTTGTAGGCAGTGGTGAAATCAGGAAGTTCAGGGTAACTGGATTTAGCCAAACTCCAGTTCAGTTCAACTCCACTACGACCAACGTAGAGATTGAGGAGGTCTTTGTAGCATGAACGAGGAAGCACATGGAAAACTGCTTACGGAGATAGACAAGTCTTCTCCGCCGGCAGAAGTCGAGTTGTTTGAGTTGGACCTTCGTAACCTAGACGGAGAGTCCATTTTGTATTTCCATAACGGCACAAACGGCATGACCGTCCCTGTTTCTTTTGGAGGCATCGTCTATGACCCGTTGCCCATTGTCATTCGGGGCATTGAGTGGAACGGCGGGGATGAGCCTTCCCGTCCGTCACTTACCATTGCCAATCCCGGCGGTTTTATGTCTGCCCTTGTCATCAATCTTCAGGACTTGGTTGGCGGAACTCTGATTCGTCGTAGAACACTTACCATTTTCTTGGACGGTCAACCTGAGGCCGCAGACATTCAGTTTCCAATCGACCTTTTCCGGGTAGAACGCAAAGTCTCGGAAGATGATATGTTCGTCGAGTTTGAACTAGGCACTCCACTCGATCTTGACGGTGTTGAGTATCCTCTGCGTTCCGTGAATGCGAACTATTGCGGAGCTACGTATCGCGGAAGAGGCTGCGAATTTGCAGAGAACTTTGTAGTCACGGACAAGCAGGGTAAAGCCCTTGCCGGTGCTGATCGTATGACCGGCTACTGGTCAGCCAATACAACCTACAACACCAACGACTCCGTTACCTTCTCTGACGGGACTTACTACGGTGTCTATTCCCGCATTTCCTCCGGGGCAATTACCGGGGCAGCCAACGGTCCATTGAATACTGGTCATTGGCAGCGTGTTCAACGCTTTAGAGGCAAATACGTTCCTGCCAATACCTACGCCATTGGTGACGTTGTGTTCATTGAGCGTTCGGTTCGCAACGACTACGGCGATATTGTAGCCGGGGCAAACATGGTTCGCACTTACTGTATTGCCCACACGATTGGTCTCGACGGCACAATGCCTAGCCCTCCGAATGCCTCTGCTTGGCACTCTGACGTGTGCGGCAAGTTTCTGAACCACTGTCGTCTCCGTTTTGACCCGCGTTCAAAAGGCAACACGCTGAAGTTTAATGGTTTTCCCGGAACAATGAACCTACGAGTATCCTCACTACAATGAACTTGAACGATTACTTTTCAGAATTTGCGAAGTTGGCTGAAGCTACGCCTGATAAAGAGTGCGTGGCCTTTCTGCTTCACAACGGCGAGGGCAGCCTAGAAGTCGTGCCTACCCCAAACATTGCTGCCAATCCTGCGGACCAGTTTCTCGTCTCATTCAGGGAGCAGACTGAAATCTTCAGGACGCAACGTGTCGTTGCCTTGGTTCACTCACACACTGCCTCGGCTCCTTTGCATGAGAAGATAACGGAGCCAGACATCCAGTGCTCCAATTCTGCCGAACTGCCGTTTATGGTTTACAGTGTGGTAAGTAAGCAATGGGATTTGTTTGTGCCAGAAGTTAAACGGCCAAGTCTGGATAACCGACCGTTTTTGCTAGGGTTCACTGACTGCGTTAGCCTCGCAAGTGACGTTATGGCCATGCACGGGCTAAACCTGCCCTATTTCCCCCGTAATGAGCGCACTCTACGATACGGTTTCTTGAGCGCAGGAGCCTTATTACGAGGTTTGTCCCTCAAAACCGTGTCTAACCCTCTCCCCGGCGATCTAGTCATGTTCAAGGTAGGCACCACTGAAGCCCCAAACCATGTTGGAATCATCGACAAGGAGGGCCGTTTGCTTCACCAGCTTCTAGGCCGAAAGTCCGGCCGTGAAGTCTTCAGTGATTCTTGGCGGAACATGATTCACTCTGTCTGGCGGCACACCACCCCACTTTACGCGTAAACTTTTATGACTCAAGTTGTCCTACATGGTGCCCTTGCCCGAGCCGTTGGCCGGGCTGAGTGGATTCTCGACGTTGCTACGCCTGAAGAAGCTCTTCGCGGAATTGAAGCGAATACCGGAAGACTGGTTGCGTTCCTGACCATGCACAAGTTCAGTGAGTTCCGCGTTGTCGTGGACTCTTCAGACATCCGTAGCATGAGTGAGTTCGGTGAGCTTCGTCGTCGTAACATGAAACGCATCGACGTTGTGCCTGTTTTGCAAGGTGCCGGTAATTCCGGTGGATGGCTTGCCCTCATCGGTATCATCATCATTGCCGCCGTGTTGTTCATTCCCTCAGGCGGTGCTTCAGGCTGGGCTACAATCCAAGCTGGTGGATTCGCTGCGCTCTCAACAACGCAGACCATGTTCCTGACCTTGGGCGTCGCGCTTACCCTAGGTGGAGTATCTCAACTGCTCTACCCAACTCCAAACCTTACTGCACAGGAAGCGCCTGAAAACCAGCCCAGCTACGTGTTTGACGGTGCCGTTAATACCTATCGCCAAGGCGGACCGATTCCAGTAGGTTTTGGCGGTCCAATGCGAGTAGGCTCACAAGTCATCGCTGCCGGAGTTCGCTCGGTTGACATTCCTTACGATACCAAATGAAGACGCTCCCCATTCTATACGGCTTCGGTAAGCCGAATGCTGGTTCAGCCAGAACGCCCGTCGAGGAGAAGAACACTCTTCGTTCACGGGCGACTGTGCGTTTTGTGGACTTGATAAGTGAAGGTCCACTCAAGGGCTTTTGCACTTCCGACGGAACTATTTGCGTAGATGCCGAGATTGCTGCCCAGCCAACAATCGGTGCAAAAGGCGAACTAGTCTTCAGTCCATCGCCAGCACTCAAGGATGGGGTTGGAGGAGCCGGCTATCCATTTAGCACTTCGTATCCGATTAAGTGCCTGATCGAAGGGACCGGAACTACAGAAGCTGAGGTCATTGCCTACGTGTATCCGCGAAATACCTTAGAGCAGCAGCAGGCTATTGATGCTGGTAAAGGATATACCACCATTCATCCGGAAGGTCGTATTGCCGCACTTGTCCTAAGCAAGGCAGGCGCAGGTTACACGACTGCCAAGGTCACAATCCCTCCGGCAACAGGGCAGTGCATTTTCTTTGACGGTCTACCTCTGCATGATGAAGTGGACCTTTCACCGAACTTCAAGGATGTCCGCTATTCCTATCGCCTCGGCTTTCCAGATCAAACCGTGCTGGACGGTTTTGACTACGTGGAGGAAATCATCACAGGGACTCCTGAAGTAACCATCGGCAACAAGAGCGGGCCTGTAGTTTTTGAAGTCTCCGACAAGTTCTATGATCGTTTGGTAATCAACATCCAAACGCCCAACGGTTTCTATACGCAGGACGTTACCAACGGTGACATTTTAGGTATCCCTGAGTCCGAACCCATCCTCTTCAACATCGAGTATCAGTATAACAGCGGGACAGGATTCGGCTCAGAATGGAAACTGTTTGGTGAAGGCACCTACCGTCTTTCAGGCAAAACGATGGCTGCCTACGAAAGGTCCATCGAAGGAACACTGTTCCGAAACAAGGATTCCGAATATCACGCTTGGCGCATCCGCATTACCCGCATCTCATTGGATGACGCAGACGCCAATCCATCGAATCCGTCGTCTAGGCATACTACTTTGAGGCTGGGCAAGATAACGGGCATCACCGATGCCAAGCTTTCGTATCCCGGATGCGCCCTGATCGGCATCGAAATTAACGCAGAGCAGTTCTCCCGTATTCCGGTGCGCTCGTATCAGATGCGTTTTCTTTTGATTCAGGTTCCCTCAAATTACTTCCCGCCCTATTCCAAACGGAACGACGGGACAATTCGTAAGTTTGCAGAGTATAACCGAACGGTCCTTGCCGACGGTGAAATTACCGAGAATTTAGACTCCGCAGGAAACCCCATTGACGTTCCTTGGGATGGCACTTTTTACCAAGAATGGACCAACAACCCTGCTTGGATAGCCTACGCACTTTGCACTCAGCAAATAGTCGGCCTTGGCGACTACCTGCCCGGAGTTGCTGACAAATGGGGCTTGTATAGCATTGCCCGCTACAACGATGAGCTGGTTCGTAACGGATACTTCAATGGAACTTTTGCACTGGAAGAGCCTCGCTTCCGGTTCAATGCTTTTTTCCAGACCCGTGAACACGCCTTCAAGGTGCTAGGTGACGTAGCCTCAGCTTTCAGGGCCATGATCTATTATACAGGCGGCCATTTCATCTTTGCCCAAGACAAGCCCAAGGCCAGTCGGGCGATGATTAACGCAACCGACGTGGAAGGTGGTAAGTTTACCTACAGCGGCACAGCGCGTCGTGCCCGTCATACGGTGGCGGTCGTCTACTTCAATGACCCGGAAGCAGATTTTGAACTACGTCCTGTCGTCTACGAGGACTTTGAGGGACGTATGCGCTACGGAGAGCGCAAGCTTGTCATTACCCGTCAAGGCTGCACTTCTAGGGGTGAGGCACGTCGAGCAGGCATGGAAGCCATCCTGAGTGAAATGGCAAATACCGACACCGTGACCTTCACTGCACGTATGA